CTTGTATAACTTCAAGATCTGGATGTCTTGGAAATTCTACATTCATTTTATTTCCTCGCGGTTAATGCTTTGAGTTGTGGTTTGCGTATCGGATAAAGATAGCCTACGGGGTAAGTAGCACCATCAAGTAAATGTGTCATTGAATCATCCGTATCGTCATGAGCCGATGATTTAAAGTATCTGATTAGGTTTTTACATTTAGGGGAAACTGTCAACGTTAAGTCCTCAAGCTTTTTATTAACTGAATTATGCCTATCTCTTATGCCTTGTTGCTTACGGGCTTTAACTTCCACCCCTGTATTCTGAATAATAGTAAAATCCGTCCGGCCTACCTGTGCGCTCGTTTGTCTCTTTTTACCTGTAGGGTCTGGATAAGCCGTCTTTATTCTACCCGGATATCTTTCATGCGCTATCTGCATCCATGTTTCCGTATCGCTGTTTGGCTGCTCTATTTCGTCTATATAGTGCATCCTGTTTCCATGCTTCCAAAATACAACGCCAGCCATAGGATTGACGTTGAAATCCAGCCCAATACAAAGATCCCCACCGGGATCTGGCGCATCAATAATATTTTTATCTGTAAAATTATAATAAACAAGCAGATTAGATATAGTAACAAACTCGCCATCAAAGTACGCCTCCAGCATCTTCTTATCATAAGTATTTCGAAGGTTGTCAAGATAATGTTCTGGTAATGCTAAGTTCTCGCTTGTCTTTGCCCTGAATACCCCTATATCATAATTGCTCTTTAATTCCCCCTCGCATATATCATATCCCCAGCCGCCTATTCCCTCTGGCGTTCCTGCTGCACATATCTCTGAATGTGTCGCCTGCGGTTCCCTCACCCTTGCTGATAATTGAGTTAAAACTTCATATTTTTGTAGGAATGGTTCATCAATACCCGCTGCCGCGAGATTCGATCCTTTGAGGCTATCAGGGTCATTACCAGAACCAACCCACAAAGTACCGACATGACCGTTATAATAAATAGTGAAATAATGATCTGAGCTATGATATGTATACTTGACATTTTTCCCGTCCAATAAATCTTTTATTGTTGGTATGATAGTTCTCTTTGCCATCTTGTAAGTAGGTGAAACAATCATGCAGGGATGAGGCGCATTGAGAATAGATAAAGCTGTCATTCTCTTTCCTAGCCATCTTGTCTTTCCTGAGCCATACCCACCTACTAAAAACTTATAAAAATATTCTGATTCCCAGCAAGCCCTATGAGTAGGGAACATTCCCCCTTTGACAACTAAGGGGAACTTACCTTGTTTTATAACTGGGTCTTCTTTGCGCCAGAATGACATATATTACAAAAACGACGGGTCTAGCTTTTCAGCCTTATTATCTTTATCAATTATTTCAATTTGTTTAAAATTGCCATAACCTCTATGCCTGGCCTTGCAATTCATAAAGTAAATAAGAGAAGTTTCTTTGCCGTCTTTTATATTCGTTCTTAGTTGAGATTCCGCAAAATCAATAAGGGATTCTTTTACTTGCTCTACTTCTTCTTGGAGTTGTTTGTCTGATTTGATATATCGCCAAAGAGTTACGCGATTTATATTGAGTGCTTCCGCTGTTTGTTGCAAAAAACCTGAATTACCACAAAGAGCTTCTAAGATTTGTTCTCTTGAGACAATCCAGTCTTTTTCTTTTATGTTGTTACTATTGTTGCTATCCATAAGCCCCTTGATATAATAATCAACTAAGACCATACAACATATTGATATTACTTGTCAAGTCTTTTCTGATATCCATCTTTCTCCCATCCATCCCCCTTGAGCCTAAATGATGATTTACTTATTAGCCTCCTTGTTTCCCCCCGGCATTTCTTACATTCTGGATTGCTTTTGTTTGCGCTTTGGATAAGCTCAAAAGTATTTCCGCATTGAATACATTCATAATCGAATAGTGCCATGCTATCTCCCTATAAATTAGTTCTCTTTATTCCCATAGCCTCAAAATATAAATCAGATGGGCTTGGTAATACTATCCCTAGCTCTGCCGCTGCGAATTTATCTATATTTTCTAGGTATACCGTAAATTCTTTGGTATTCAACCTTGATGTTGATTTATCCTTTATGATCTGCTTGCCCCCATATTCAACTATTTCATCTGGCAGGAACTTATCTGCCATTATAGCATGGAGTTCATCCCGTTCATATCCTATTGAATCGCCTATGCAAGTTATCCAAAGCCAATAGAGACGATTAGCAGCAAGAGAACGATTTTTCTTATATAGTTTAATTTCTAATTGCCAGGGCTTTTCGATATTAAGACTTATAAGCCTATTTATGGCAGCCTGCCTGTCACTTTCAGTCTTAATTATCATATCTGTATATGTCCCCAACTTCTACCAGCCTTAATCTCACCAATAGCTCCTTCCTTTATAGGATAATCGGCAGCTATATCAATTATCCTATCCCCTATATTTAAACGCTTTTTTATTTCTTTGACTTGATTATCTGTAAGTTTAGCAGCTATTCCTTTTTCACCTTTGGGATTTACTTTCTTTGGTATTAATCCAGTACTATAACCATGTCTCATATTTTGTTTTTGAGTACACCATTCTAAATTATCAAGATTATTATTAGTCTTATTGCCATCTTTATGATTAACACTTGGATAGTTTATTGGATTCCAGATAAATGCTATACATAAAAGACGATGTAAATATTTATTTGTTCTTTTATTATGTTCATCGCTAAGCTGAAAATAATAATAACCATTTTTGCCTAGCATAGCTTTTAATATTTTCCCTTTCACAATTCTTTTTGTGTCAGGGTAACAATTAACTATTTTATCCAAACTTCTTACTTTGCCGCATCTGGTTATCTGATAAATACCTTCAAAGTCTTTTATGTCTATCCATTCCATAAGTATACTCCTCAATTATTTATAAAGTATACCATCTCCAATATGTAAATACAATCATTTTATAGCCCTATTCTTATCGCTGTCATTATGTATTATCATAATTGTCCTTATCTCTCAGCAAATGGCGCTATCATATCACTATATCCAGCCCCACGAATACCTTCATGCCTCATTAATGTCTCTTGCTCTCGTGTTAATGTATCACTTCCGGCCTGTATATTCTTTAGCTGTTTACTCTCACATGACATACAAGCATCATTGCAGCCAGGAATACAATCACTTATTCTTATCATTTGCCCTGCGTCACGTTCACAATGTATTTTTATGGATGATCTGGCTTTTCTCTCAACTTCAGCAGAAATAGTAAGTGGCTTCTCTTTTTGTTTAATTTCATGTTTATCTTTTCTGCATTTCTTACACTCGTGTCTATATCCATCCTCTTTACGCTTATCTTTATGAAATTCTTTTAGCTCTTTAGGCTCTCCACATTCATTACATGCTTTCATTTCAATCTCTCCCTTATTTCATCGTAAAATTGCTTTTTGATTATTAAAGACTTCTCCCGCAATAAAGCATATTCCCATGCCCCTATTTCTCTTATAATCATATTCTCATATTCTGTAGGATGCGTCTCGGCCCAATTATGATGTTCTCTGCATAATGCTCTACCGTTTTTAACATCCCATCTGGTATTTAGATACCTACATTTCATTACGTGATGGCCATCGATACCTACTTTATTACACCCAGGCATTGAGCATATGCCGCCAGTTATCTTCTCTTGCCATAGTCGATCACAGACTTTCTTTTCGTGCTTAGTCATCCGTTCCCCATAACTCTACCAACCATCTAAGATCATCAATAGTTCTGATTATTTTCATGTTCTCTTTAACTCCGGCTGTCATAGACTTGCGCCCATAATCACATTCATAAATATACCACTCTATCGCCTCCTTACCATCATCTACCATTAAACTCATAGCTGATATTAAATCATCATGCGCCTCATAAAAATATTTAAATAATGCCGATTCAGGATTGATATCAAACGCATCCATTAATTTATTCATTGCATCAGATCTATCACGCATAGAAATCAACACGCCTGATATATATTCCCATTTGGTATCTTTTTCTTTTCTATTTTTCACCATCTCGTCAAAAACTCCCTTTATGAATTTACTATCCATAATCAAATCTTTTTTCGGTATGAATCCCAATCAAACTGAACTATTTTGCCGCCTTCCCTAAAACGATCTATCGGCCTGTCGCCCAGCTGCTCAATCAATTCTTTTATTTTGATATTGCCAAGTAATATTGTTGGTTTTATAGCTTCATAGCGGTCATTGATTACCTCGGATATATAAAGCTTTTCTGTGTCTGTACCAAATTGGACACCAATCTCATCTATCACAAGTAGACCGGGCTTGGTGTAAAGCTCTATCACCTCACCTTCTTTTATCTTGTTATCTCGCCAGCTATCTTTGATTGACCTTATAACTTTGATTGCAGTAGTTATTAATGCCGTATCACCCAGCTTCACAATCTCATGTATAATGCCACAAGCTAAATGATTCTTGCCTGTCCCTGTTTTGCCTATGAATATCATCCCAGGAGTATCTTTAAAATTCTCAACAAACCATCTTGACATTCTAAGGGCTTTCTTTTGTCCTTCATCCTGTGCCTCATAATTATCTAAGCTCTTATTAAGAAATCTTGGCGACATCATGGAATTATGCAAGCGTTTATCTAAATATTCCTGCCTACTTCTTGCCATTTTTGACTCTTGGTCATCATGACTACCATCTTTAGCACATTCAGGACAATAAAAAATCTTCCCTTTCGTAAAATCATTATTAACAGTAAGCTTATCTATGCCATGTTTTTTACACTTAGAAACTTCCATCTTCTCCGATACCTTCGCTATAATCTTTTTCGTTGAGCCCTGTATGCTTTCCACTACTTTTACCTCCCCTCGGCTTACTCTTCATATTTATTAATAGCTGATCATATTGAGTTCTGAGTTTCTTAGTCGACAGTATATTCGATTGCCAAAACGTATCACGCTGGCACCACCTGATAACCTCTTTAATCTTATCAGGTGTTCTCTTGTCAATTCTAATCATCAAATCAATTTGTAAAGACCATGTTTGTAGGTTAGGTTTTTTATGATCTTCATTATTCTTTGATATTTCAATAAATAATAATTCTGCAAGTTGGTATTCGATAGAATCCAACAAGAAGGTTTTATTCTTTTTCTTATCATTCTTTTCATTCTTAACATTCTTGTTTGTGTTACTTGCTTGTTGCTTGCTTGTTACTTGCTTGTTACCTTTACTGTTACTTTCTTCTTGTAGGGATTGGTAAGTATGCCAATTTATTATAGTTATTAACGAATATTGCTTGTTACTTTCGATGGTAATATTTTCGATGTTTTTTAATTTCTGCATTCTTTTCCAAACCGTGTTGCCGTCCATCTTCAATTCTTTAGCTGCTGAATTTCTGCCAAATATAAATTGACCTTCTTTACATTCTATCTCTATTGTTCCCCTTCCAGTTTTTAAATTAACCCATTGAGAAGAATGATTAGCTTTCAATAAACACCAAATCCATATCTTTAATAAACCTTCATTATTAAACACTCTTGAGTCTAAAGAACATCTATATAATTTAATCCATCCGCTATCCATAAACACCTCAAAAAACAAAACCCCTAGTCAAAGGATGTGGGCCTCTGAAAAGGGGTTTCAATGCTTGCGCTATGGCAAACCTTGTAATTCTTATTCAGCCCCACATGACTGTTGAATTATTATGATTCCTATATATTACAATATCCATTATAGAAAATCAAGATTTTTCTTCAACCTCAATCATCAATGGACAAGGTTCCGTGAATATTTTGTTTCTACCGCTGTATTTATAGTTTTTTCTGGTGACCAACCTCTACGCAAACGAGCTTCAAGCGTATTTATATTGATTCGCTTAATTTTTGACCATTGCACTAGAGTATGCGTTTCATTGTTAACAGTCAGCCATACATTTAAAGAAGTATTATTTGCTTGTTCTATCTTTGTAGCCCAACGGCAATTTTCATAAGTATAATCACCATCATTATTTACTCTATCGAGTGTTTTGTTTTTTGGCCTTTTACCCATATCTGCCAAAAAGTTTTCAAACTTATGCCATCTTGTACAAACTTTTATACCTCGGCCACCATATCTATAATAATATTGATTATTAGGATTATTACAACGATTTAACATCCCTGACCATATTCGATAAATTAACGTGCCAGACATACCATGAGTTTGATTATATATCCCATTACGAAGACAGCCACAACTCTTAGTCCCACTATTTTTAAGATTCGTACCGCAAACTATCGTATGATTTCCACAATCACAACTACAATGCCAATGGGTATCTCCATTTTTATTAACATGCGAGAATGAAATTACTTTAAGATTATGAAATTGTTGATTTATAAGATTATTGCGTGGTCTAGCCATGACATCCTCCGTAGATGCTCCGAGAATTGTATGTGGCAGGCAGTCGGATTCTGCTTTTCGGGTGTACAGCCCTATCCACATAAGAAGTCAATATTAGAACATAATAGAATCTATATGTCAATCAGATTCCTTTGGAATTCTCAATGGACATTCTGAACTCAGAGGGATATCATAGGGGAACAGGCTGGGACTGTGAGCTATATTGTCCCCCTTATCATTTCTATTTATCCATCGTTGGCAATTCTCGTGTTCATCACATCCCGAATCGTGGCATCTGCAAATATCGTCTCTCATTTCAAATACTCCTCTATGATTTTCTTAGCCTGCTCAAACCCAGCCGCCCATTCAGCCTTATATCCCGCTTTTTCCATGTCAGACAACCATATCCTTTGATCTGGCGACAAACTACTTGCCGTCTTAGCCCTTGCCTTCATTTCTATCAATAGACCACCGTAGCCGTTTTTAGGGCCCCATAAAAAAAGATCCGACACACCTGGCAGCGGCCCCTCTTTTTTATACTTATTTACACGGGCATACTTATTCCGGCCCCCGACCATTTGTCCATTAGGAATTGATATAAGTCTATATTTAGAATATTGCAGCCGAAACCAAGAAACTGTTAATTGTTGCTCAGTGGATTCACTCATCAAACCTCCCTCGCCTCCCTAATAGTTTACCTACCAATTCACCCACTTTGTAAGACCCTATACGTTTAGGCCGCTTATTGTGGAGTCTCATATACCCATCCCTCATTACATAATGAGAATCAACTTTATCTGAACACATGAATAGAGTTATTGTGGTTTCCCTCACTCCCTCCGGTGAATGTCGCCTCAAAACGATTTCATCCCAATAATCCCTATGGTCTATCGTATCAGGATAATCAGGTGGAGGACGCTCTAAAATCAACCTTTTACGCTTCTCTGTTTGGTTTTTACGCCATTTTGACCGCTTTTCATTCATTTACATCACCGGTGTTCCGTATATCAGAAGGTTATGTGAAAAACTCATATCCATAAGTCTTTGCACTTTCCAACAATTCCCGGCGCGTTTTGTGCCAACCACAACACCCCCCTGAACCACCAAGCCTCAATATCCAGCCTTTTTCTTCTTCTTTAACTATCATTCCACAAAACTCGCCTCCTTTCTTTGCAAATATCGGCGAAGTTTCATATATATCATCTTGCTTAATTGTGTCCTTATCCTGCTTCTCAATTATTACTTTTTTCATTTTGGCCTCCTTAATTAAAGTTTCACATAACCAAACGCTCCAACCGACCGCAAACGCTCACTCCGTTTGCTCATGCGGCTGCTGAGCTTGGCTGTTATAAGGCTTCTAGTTTTCTAAGTATATCTTCGTAAGCCATTTTTGTATGATTCCATGCTATATGTCCGTTGCTGTTATTGTCCTTTTTAGCTTCATTGCTTGACCATTTAGCTTCCTCTATTTTAATCCTTATATGTGCCTTTAAATAGCCCAAGCCTTCTAACCCGTCGCTGCAAAGGACATTCGCCACGGGTGCTTTGTTGTTTTTAAGGGGTCTCATTGTTCCTCTACAATTGCCTCTTATGCACGTTATATTCACGGGAACCATGTAAGCCATAGACCCGCATTTATCACATTTAATAACAGCGTTTTTCATCTTTCCATCTCCTTTAGTGGCTCTGCCACTGAGCTAAATCGTTGGGCGGCTTTTCTTAGTTCAAGCATTCCGTCCATAATTTAGTAGCATAAGCTATATAAATCAACATACAAACTGCTCCCACATAACAACCTAAGAAGAAGGCATAAGGCGCGAAATAATCAACATACCATTTTCTTGCTTTCTCTCGAAACTCCGCCCAACCCCTCACTGAAGCAGACTTGTTGCCAGTGGTTTCGTTTTGTGATCTTACTAATCTATGAGCCATTTCACTCATCTTTGATAATTTATCTTCCATAATCCTCAAGCTCCTTAGTTTAATTGTTATGTGCCAAGTCTCACATTAAGCACAAATAGCGCCCAGCATACCCCATCTCGTTTGGCACTGACATGGGCTGCGGCATCAAGATTCTCTACCTTTTCAAATCTTTCGATGCTTCTGTCCAACGATTCAATTTCTTTCGTGAGAAGTTGTCGCATAACCCCACGCTGCATTTCGACGGCAGTTAGCTCTTTCACCTCATTTTGTGCATCTTCTTTCATCAGTCATTTCCTCCTTTGTTAAGTCTCAAGCCGCGCATGAGCTAAATCGTTAGCTAGATTCAAATACAACATTGTATCTTGCCATGGCCTCATCTTTCGCTTCAGGTTTCCTCCTGCTTTGCATGAAGCTTTCTATATCTGTGGTTGGGCCAGAGCTTACTAATTCCTCAAAGCATTCATAGCAAATATAGCCATGCTCCTGCGAATGTCTGTCGCACATTATGTTGTCACAACCGTTTCTATCACACGCTAATACACCCATCTTTTACTCCTTTAATTGTTTTGTTCTAGCTAACCCTTTGCTCAAAGCGACCTCTGTCACTTCGTTCCTTCGGCGGTTTAGCGTTTTCGTTAAATGGTGCGGGCTATATCCCCAATCATTGCCTTTAGACAATGTTGACAAACATCGCATTCCACCATAGTCCCATCACCAAAAACTGAACCATAGCCGCCATTAAATCTGATTAGATGAAATTCCTGCATTTCTATATCATCATCATATCTGCGCCCACACTTATCACATATATACGCAGTCACTTCCGTCATACCTACTTGTCTATATTTTTTTTCTACCATGATACCCCCTTCATTTAACCCACCAATGCAGCCGGACGTGCATACACGCCGCTGATTTCAATCGTTATGCCTCGCCCGGCATCTTGCCCCAAATATTCTGTAAACCATCTCCCTGTCTTTCAGCAATCTCTTCAGGTGTCATGGGCCTCATTCCATATGCAGCTTTTCTTTGCCTCTCCGCTATCTCTTCTTCACTCAATGCCCTCATGCCTTGTTGCATCCTCATCCTCATCTCTTCTCTTTCTTTGCTTGTCATAATCATCTCCTTTAGGCATAACCCACTATTCAAAAATGACCGCCAACGCTTCGCTTATGTCTGCCGCTGAGCTTGCAGTTATGCAGATAATACTTTTTTAGCAAACACATAAGCCTCTAATTTAAGCATTTTGTCTCTCATCCTTGCTAAAGCATGAGGCACTTCCGCCCAATTCTCATCCTCAACATGGTCTCGTACTAATTGCCAATCATCCTCAACTTCTATGGCTTCGCGGGGCAATCTGCACAACCCACCACTGAGCCTCTTGCCATTTTCAACTTTATCCTTATCCATTGCATCACCTTGTTATAGGTTTCCAGCCATCAACAAACTTGGAACGTCACCTTTGGTTCCGTCCGGCTAGTTCTAAGGTTATACCGCCCTCTTGTTCCATGTTGCTATAGCTTCCTCTTCTGTATCATCCCAACAATCCAAGGCATCTCCCTCTTCACATTCAACTCGGTAATATTCTGTCATGCTGTCACCAAATGTCATTGTTGTTGTTTCGGCACTAGCTCTACAGAACGGGCAGGGCTTTATAACCCCTCGCTCAACCCCTTGCGTTCCATTGTCTTCAGTATTGTCTGGCTCCAATTCAGCTACCATGTTCTCTCCTTTGGCTCACAAGCCAGTTAATTCAATCGTTATGCAAGTAGCTTTTTAGCCAAGCTCTTAACTCCCCTGCCTTCAATATTATGTCCTCTTATTTTCCACTTACCTGTTCCCGGCCAAAAGTCAGCAAATATCCCCTTGCCTCCTTTGACTATCAGATGCACTCCATTGTTCATCGTGTCAAAGCTTATGCCTTGTTCCCATAAATATTGAGCAGATCCTTCTCTGTTCTTTGCTCTCTTCTTTTTACTATGCTCTATCATGTCTTTGAATATCTCGCCCATGTCGCCCATAATGCCTCCTTAAATTTGCCTAACCATGGCGCTCCAGCTGACCGCTAACGCGGCTGCTGATCTTGGCTGTTATGGCGCAGCTTAATTTGCAGCGCTTCCTATTTCGCCATGCACGGCCCTTACATAAGTTCCCCTCTGATTAGTCCTCCAGATCCACCGGCCACGCAGCCACCCTTTTATTATCTTCTGCTCCATGCGCAATCTTTTTTTATAACCTTTCTGGCTTTCACTATGCAGTCTCTTATTTCCTTTAGTCATTTTTTAATCCCTCCGTTTAAAAGTTATGCACCATAACAAATCAATGCAGCGGAGCCCGTTGGGCTCCTTTCGTCCTAGTCAGCAGGGTCCCGGCCCCGCTGATCTCACTCGTTATATGGCTATTCATTTATAGGGGTAGGAAACGCCCTATCAACTTCTCTGCCGGTTTCAAAGTCTGGTGCAATAATCAACTCTCTACCATCCTTTAACGCTATATTACCTGGGCGTTTCTGATGGCCACAACAACACGCTATAGTTTCTATGCCTGCTGCATTCAAGGCGTTAACTAATGGCTCCAAGCACCTATCCACATCAACTCTTTTGCCGCTTGACGTTGTTGTAACAATCGTGTCATTCCATTTACACATAGCTCCAGCCTCCTCCTTTATTTTTTCGCATTCCCATTTTAACCCGCTTCCCTGCCGTTGCTCTATTGTTTCTACGCACTCGAAATTGGATCCGACCATTCTCAATTCTAAAATCCATTTCATGCACCAATCCGCAATCGCAACACGCCATCTTGTAGCCTTCAACTACAGGCTGAACCCATTCGTCTGTTCCTGGCTCTTCATACGCCATATAACCCTCCAATTAACCGGAAAATGAACACGGTTTTTAAATTAAGGAAGGCGGGGAACAGGCATGTTCGCCTGTGAGGTAGGTGGTTGTCATTCCACCGTGGTCAAACAAATATGCTCTCAAACTGCCCCCCGCCACAATGTGTTAATTTCCGGTTAGCTCACCGTTAGCAAGCCATTATTCCATCATATATTTTTTTCATTTCAACGGCTATTTCCTCAGCCTCATCAAAAAACTTTGTTGCAGCCTCAAAGTTGAATCTTTCCCCTGCAATTTTATGTGATATTGATAATTCATCATGTTTCTCTCTAAGTTCCAGCCAACGCTTATACTCCTCTTCGGGGAAGGGCTTGCTAACACTTCGCTCAACCCCTTGCGTTCCACTAACCGGCTCTGCTATTATGCTATATACATCTTCAATCATATCCCCTCCCTTTCAATTTGGACTACGCAACTCTCGTTGCTTGCCGGTTAGCTTTTAACGTTAGAGGGGCTTCTTGCCCTTCGGTAAGTTCTCATAAAGTGACAACGCTGCAACCAAAAGACCCGATATTGCCCTCTCGCCACGTTCCCACTTCCCCCAAGCTGAATACGTCACCTTGAAGATACGGGCGGCATCCTTTACGGAAAGTCCCATCTTTTGCCGGGCCTCTTTTAGTTGTTGTGCTGTCATTTGCCTTTCCTTATTAAAAATAACTTGGTTTTATGTTTAGGAAAAAGTAAGCGGCTCTTTGTCGTCCGAGGAATGCCATCGGCTCAATTCTAAAGGCCAGTCTAATTTATCCCCCTGCTCGTCAAACAAGATCACTGGCGCATCTCCCCCGTAATGTTTTACTGCCTCATTAACAAAGTTTTGAAGCTCTTTCAAGTTCATATGATAGCCTCATTATTCTCTTTAATCCACTTTGTGGTAGTAGACAATAATTCTTCATGCGATATCGCACCTTTCAAAAATAAAACTTCATTGAATTGATCGTACAAACCATCCTCATTAAAAAGAATCTCGTTTTGAAGCTCTTCCTTGCTCATATCTTCAATCATTTTAGCCATTTTACTTCCCCTAGTTTTAAGTTTTCCTTACCTCTTGGAACTAAGCATATCAAGATATACACAACGTGTCAACACCTATTTTACACAATGTGCATTTTTATTTATGCGCTCCTCTAACCATGCGCTTAAAAAGGACTGGCAATAGCGCATTCTATTTTTAGTCAACTTGATTTCGCCAGCCCTTTAGCTTAAGTCGTTAGGCTGATTCCCATGCTGCAATGGCATGAGTCATCTGGCTGCCCTCATAAATAACATCTTCACCATAATTAACTCTATATATCCCATTGCCATTTATCCACAAACGAAGTAATTTATCTTTATACATTTGAGAAGAATACAGATTCCAGTTATTATTCATCCAGTCAGAAAGGTTACTTACATCTAATTCTAATTTTTGTTTCATTTTAATCTCCTTGGGTTCGCCTAACCAATTGTTGAAAATGACCGCCAACACTTCGTTTATGTCGGCAATTTAACGCTTACGTTATGCATTCGCCTCTCTTAATTCTTCCTCGGTCACGCCCAAAGCTTTCATAATGTCAGCGAATGTCGCCCATGTATCCCCACTTTCATCATAAAGGCCTTGGTCATCACAAAGATCAGTCCATGCTTCGTCTGCATAATTTGACGATCTGTCTAAAATAATGATTGCTTGCTTTCTAGTTATACCCATGGGTTTTCTCCTCAATAAAAGTCATGCATAACCAAGCGTTTCAAAGGAAATTTACCACGCAGTCTGGTCGGCTATTTGATTGTTTGTCCATTGGCAAATTCCACTGAACTTAATCGTTAGGCATCCTTCACAACCACCGTCATAAAGTCGTCCCTTAAATATATTTCTATTCTCTCCACCCAATAATCCTTATCAGTGCCTTTTTCATCATCGCCCGTTCTATAGAGTGCGCCTGGATGAAGGCATGACAACATCAATTTTTGGTTTTCGGTGGGGTTTTCAATCTCGTCCACGTCTGTTCCGTCATTCTTTCCTATCCAAATTTTCAAATTAACCTCCTTTGTTTCGCCTAACCAATTGTTGAAAATGACCGCCAACACTCCGTTTATGTCGGCAATTTAACGCTTTCGTTAGTTTAATTAATCTGATCCAATGCGGCCCTTGCTGAATTGTATTGAACCATAAAAATATCTTTGCGGATGACCTCTAGGCAGTTGCAATTATAATACTTTGCAAATTCCACTATGTTAAGTTTTGCGGCATGTGAGTTGTAGTCAAAATCACCTATTTCAATATTTAGTCTGTCGCCACCAGGCAACAGTCTTACGCACATAAAACCTTTTTTTGTTTTAAACTGACCAAAATAAACTCTTATATTTCTGACATCTCTAGCAACGAGAAAGGTGTTTTTAATGTCTAGGAGGTCAAGCTCTACTGGTTCAATCGTTTCAATGCATTTTTCAAAAATCATTGTTAACCTCGCATGGTAATAAAGTTATAAACTAACCAAACGCTGCAATGGGACTTGCTAACACTCGGTTTGTTTGATACGCTCAGATTTTATCATCTTGTTGGCATCAACAAAACGATACTCACTAACTCGCAAGCCCCTGAGCTTAAGTCGTTAGGCTGCTTGCTTCATCAACTTGCGAAGTTTCTTTACACCCTCTTCAATCACTTCCAAGTCAGTCATCAAATACCTCTTTAGGTCGCTCGCCCTACGGTGTCTTGATGCTTGCCAGTCAATGTCCATAATTAATCTATCAATTTCAGCACGCAACCTAACCCCTTGCTCAACCCTTTGCGTTCCATTGTCTTCAGTATTGTCTGGTTCTAATTCAGCTACCACGTCATTTCCTCCCTTTCAACTTGGACTCGCTCACGGCGTTCGCTCTCCGGTGAGCTAAACGTTATCCTTCCCTTTAATGAATCTATCCTAAGATAGACTCAATGAAATTAAGGATATCAGAAAGGGATATCGTCGTCTTCGAAATCGTTGCTGCCACTGCCTGAACTTTGCGTCCCAGGCGAAACAGAGCCGCCGCTACTGGGCGAAGAGGGTGATCCTTGGCCTTGCCCTAACATAGTCATATTAAGGATGACAATAGTTTGTTTATATTTCTTCTCTCCGTCCTTCTCCCATGATTCTGTTTTCTGCCTGCCTTCCACATAAATTTGAGAGCCTTTCTTTAAATATTCCCCACACACTTCAGCCAGTTTCTCCCAGGCTACGATATTAAACCATTCTGCATCTTGGCCTTTTCTTTCTGTTACTGCTATGGGAAAATCACAAACAGCCTTCCCATCTTTAGTAAATCTTACTTCAGGATCTCTTCCCAAGTTCCCAACCAGTATAACCTTATTTACGCCTGCCATATTTTATCTCCTTTATCGTTGTGCTTGGCTATTTCCGCCAAGCTCTATTATTTCCATTTTCCTCTTACTAAACTCTGCTATTACTTCCTTTTTGTCTTCATCAAATAAACTATTTACGAACTTTTTATTATCTGCCATATACTTTTCAAGTGACTCTACTGTTTTACATGAAGGGAGAGAAGATAATAAAACCTCAATAGTCATATCAATTTTTTTCTTTTCTGCCTCAGGTTCTTGCTCATCTTTACCGCGAATACCTTTCTGCCAATCTGCAAGTTGTTTAACCAGTTTAGATTTCGCGCTTTCCTTGATAGCGCAGGATCTTCCTTGTGGCTGCAATTCAACCCATGTATTAGGTAGATCATAAAGATATTGAGCTATTCCCCACAATACTGCTGCACGTTTAAACGCATCAGAGAAAGCCCCCTTTTCAGCTTCTACCTGAGTATCACCACAACCATTAGATTTCCATATCCATTCGCCCCCTATTTTAATACCTACTCTGCAAACAAGTCTTTTAGTATCAGACCAAGGATATTCACATTGCCAATTACCTCTACCTACAACCTCATCAAGGCGTTGCATTACATCTCTAGCATCTACATAGGCAAGTGCTATCCCTTTCTTCTTGTCGCCACTTGTCGCCCCTACACGCCAATGAATATTGTTAGCGGGGAAAGGCAATGCTAGTTTACTTAGATCTATCTCTTCCTCATTCACTTTAGCCCCCTTTATTATACAATCAATGCTGTGCCTATAATAGCTACCATTAGTCCTAACATAAATCCTTCTCCAGATACTTGTCTACTTACTGCACATGCAGCTGCAAATATCCACATCCCTGCTATTGCTAACCCAGTTCCTATATCCATTTCATTCTCCTTTGTTTAATTTGAATTTATTCGATAAATCCAGTTGCAATACATAAAGCTTCATTTAATTGCTCTACAAGAGTTTCACCGCCTCCGTCAATGTCATCTATCATCCCTGATGGAGTTATCAATTCAACCCATGCCGCTCCATTTTCCATATGTAGATTTATCATAAAGCCGTCTGGTAATCGCCCACATATTTTATTTATTATCTCTTCCATTTTATCCTCCTCAAATTCTGGACATTATTATCTTTTTCTTTCCTGTGATACCATATAGAACTTAGATATCATAGGCAGGGTGATTAATAAATAATCTTGCCCTGTTAGGTCTCGCTGCGGCATCACAGTCGAGGAGGAGAAAAAGTCCATCTCTGGCGAAAACTCCTTGACCCTCTCTAGGTTTGGTTTAATTTCTTTATCCACCCGTAGGCTATCAAGAAAAAGTCTCTTAAAACTTGATATTTTTGGCATAAAAAAAGCCCTAGTAAAGATGGGTGCAACATCTCTAAAAGGACTTTCAAGTTTAAGCTTTTCAGCAAAAACATTTATGATTGTATTCAGTCTTGCACCGACTGTTACTATGTGAGTATTATTATAGCACATTGACAAACCTTGTCAACTTATTTTATTTGAAGATTCATTTTTGATTCGATATGAGCGCAATGGCAACCTTCTTCACTTTGCAAAGCTTCCTTAATTGCCATCTTATCAGCCGATCTTGTAAACTTTACAAACTCTGGCGGTAAATCTTCAACCAACACATCAATCACAACTTGAGTAGACTTTCGATAACTCAAAGCCGCCCTTGTATCAGATAAATTCTCACCCTCTACCATACTGTAATCAATGTACCCTTTAATCCTGTCAGCCTTGTTGTTTAAAGCCTTGTATCTTCCCTGTAGCCGTTTTATTTCCTGATTAAATGCTTCGGCCTGTGCTTTAAGGTCTTTATGCCATACAGCAAGATTCAAGAGCTTTTCATTGCGCTCACCTTCCAGTCGGTCAAATTCATCATTCATCGGGAAGTCAGTTATATCTCCGTCATGGTTTGAAGCCCAACTGTCTAGCAGTCCATCCAATGCCTGTATTTCTTCATTGATCTCATATATTTTAAGCATTATATCTCCCCCATATCCTTTTTAAAGTGGTATTCAGCGCAACCCTTATCCTCTTCATCTTCAAAGGGATGCTTGCCTTCACTATCTTCCTCATGGCCTGCAAATAATAAATCCATAGCCAAGTTAAATGTCTTCATTGGATTATTATAATCATAATTGATTGACCTATCTTTAACACTCGCCATCTTTTTTCTCCCTTTCTTCTCTACAAATATCAAAATGTAAACATGACCGGCATACATTATCTTCTTGATAATATTCAGCGGCAACCAGGATCTCCAATGCGCCACCATATTTCTTGCAGCCTATCTTCTCCATTATGCCCCCTTCCCACATGATTTACATGCTTCAATTGCAGATTCCATTAATTTTAAGTCTTTTTTTAAATATTCCATTAATCTTTCTGGAGTGAAAATAGGTTCTTCATTTTCACGCGTTTCAAAATATACATATAATGCTTGATAAGTATTGCGTAAATCATGAAATGTTTTAGATATAGTAGGATTAATTTTACTCATTTTATCCCCCTTATAATTTAACAGGCCAGCTTAATAACTCATATTCCCAAACCTTGGCTCCTGATTGAGATATATATAGAAACTTGGATGCTATATGACACCCTCGCTTGCGAAGATCTGAAACCATACTGCCAGCCGCAACCGTTATTCCTACTTCGCGACTAATCTGGAGTGAGGTTGCAGTTCTTACTTCTTTGAGATAGTTAAACGCTTTCTTTATTTTGCTCATTTTATCATCCTCAATTTATAGTTATAAAATACACATAACCTCAAGACTGTACTTAGCTTAGGATCACTTTTGTTTTTCTCTATATTGCTGAGAGTGGCTATATTGACCTTTGTGGATTTAAATACTTCTTCTTGAGTAACACCCTGCCCATCCTTCATATCTCGTCTTGCTATTAGCAATTGAGTTCCTATCTTCATTTATCCTCCTCCGAAATAGAATAATCTTGCAATTCTTTTTCTATACAATCCTTTAACCTAGCAGCAGCTTCCACTAGATCCGGCTGGTCCCATCCTTGGTCGTCGATAAACTGAATTAATAATTCTTCATCTGATTTTCTTGTGTGCATTTTCTCCTCCTTTGTTTAATTTTTATCCCTTATGATTCTTATACTACTAAACCATTAAACTACTGTCAAGAATAAAAATGATATTATTCAAAATAAATACACAGGCATAAAAAAACCCTCCAAGAATTAACTCAGAGGGCAGGGAGAGCCAAGAGGAGAGGCTTGGCTTATTTATCGCGTTTCTGTGCGCCTCTATGCCAAGAGGCTACACCAAGTACAGCACCTAACATTAGCCATGCTTCACTTGGTATGATCGGCAATGGTATTTTAGCTAAGGGTAGTATGAAATAAACCCCGAAGAAAGTAAAACCAAATATAAAGCCTACAAAAGGCCGCCATGCCCATTGCATCCAATGCTCTGACTTTGCTTCTGCCTGCATAGTTTGATTAACATATTGTATAGTTGCTGCCTCAACCTTGTTTTCTCCTTCTTCAAGATTAGCCGCAATCTGTTCTAATTGCACTGCTATATCAGGTGGTATGGTTTCTTTACCTGTTATAGCCGCCCGTAAATCCTTAGCAAGCGACCCGATACCTTTTGCTGCCCCCTCTATGCCACTACTTAAAAAACTATCCCAAAATGCCATTTATACCCCCTTATAATTACTGTATTTACCATCTTTATATAATAAAGCCTGTTGCTTAGTCTTATCTAATCGCGGCAAGCTTATATGTATCCATGTTTTACCTCGCGCCTTTTCATAAATACATTGTCCAAAAGTAATATTACCTAAACACCATAAATAAACTTCCCATAAATCAGCATCAGCGGCCTCAAAATCAGCGGCCTCACCTTTGACATGCTGTGAAGTTTTGCTGCCTCCTACAGCTTCATTAACTGCATATGATCTATATCCAGAGCCTACATCAATGCGTCCAAACTTATCCCGTATAGGCTGCAATATAAATTGACATAAATATAATAATTTAGACTTGTGTAATTTAGTAGGTGTATTATCCAAATTATATGATGTTCTTAATAATTCGGATAAAGGGAAATTATTAGATAATATCATTTATTCTCTCCCGATTTAATTAGTAATCTATCATTGATTTCAAATGATAAAGTTTCAATATCATTCAGTAGCCTTGATTTATTCCCGCCAGTATTAGAAACATTAATTGCCTTTTTTAAATCCTTAATCCTTTCGTCTAGTAAGTCGCATAATTCCTTGTTGGTAGGTTCAAGGATCAATATTTTAGTTATATCTATAATGCCTTTTGCCATAATTTCTCCTTAGATATTTTCAATAACATCTTTTATTGTTTCCATAAATAAAGGTAAAGACATTATAGGTTTATTAATTAAAGTCATTCCTATCAAATTATTACTATTCTTTTTTGCTTCTGATGAACAAACAACTATATTCATTTCTGGCCGCTTATCCTTCAAGGTATTAACTAAGTCAATGCCATTAATATTAGGCTGTAGAATATCTATCACCAATACATCGGGATATTTACCATCAGCAAATCTTGATAATGCCACTTTAGGGGGCAGAGATTCAACTACACAATACTTCGTTGCCTTTGCTATATATTCAGATTCAAAGCGCCTGAAGTATTCGCTTGAATCAACTACCCATGCTTTTTTTATACTGTCTGTTTGATGAGCCATAAGAAAAATCTATCCCACCCTATTATTGATCCTATAATAACTGCTATAAAAAATAGCCCCACTATTTTCAATGCTTTTATCGGATCTGATTTTATTGTTTCCCATGTGGTTTTACTCTCTGTTGCGGTTTTGTGATCTGTGCATTCAACTCTAAATGATGCCATATCATCAGCTATAGTATGTATAGAAGTTTGTAATTCTTCAATCTCATTTAATTTATGTTGAAGTTCGGAAAAAATACCAGCATATTGTTTTTCTATTTGTGCCTTTTCATCCTTTAAACCCTTTATTTCAGATTCTATACGCTCAAAATCGCGCTCAAATCTATCAAGAGTTTTGCTAGTAAACTTTGCCCCTGTATTTAATGAAGCAAGTTGGGCCGCTATTTCGTCCGATTTCATACATAATCTTATAATCTAGGGTGTGTTTCTATCCTTGCCCCGCCTGCATTAGTTAAGGGCGTTATCTTACTTGCTCCATCTACCGCCCATATTTCATAATGGCCTTTAAATACCGTTGTCGGCAATATATCAAAATACCATCTTCCATTAGGCCCATCTGATATAGTGCCTGTTACTTCTGTGATAGCCGGACTTGATTCCCCTGCATTTTTTACCGCTTTAAACTTAAATGTTAAAGCCGATATATTAACAGGCTCACCATCAGAATCTTTCCATTGATATTCAAGCCTTGTTGTCGTATTAATAACTAAATCTTGTGATTTATTTATATCAAGCAGAGTATCTACTTTCTCACTTATAACCGCATTAATTAATGAGGCGGTGGATGAGTTAGCAATTATATCAATCGTATCACCTATTGCCATTGTGAATATGCCAGGATCAGATTCAAGAGTTATTTGTTTTGTAGAACCTTCGTAACTCAAGACTGTTGCAACTGTTTTTTGTTCAGAATCTGCCGAATCTGTTATTATTATTGTGGCATTATTATAAGTATTTTCATCGGCACTAGCTTCCAATAAAGTAAAAACTGTTTGGCTTGCTAAAGTATCTATCGTGGTATGTTGCAATAAATCTTTACCAACCACATCATTGATAGAAGAAATACCAGCATTATCAGGAGCTACATATATTTGCTCTAATTCTCCCAATGTAATAAAATCTACCCAAAAATAATGATTCGTATTAAAATTACTTATATGATAAATTCTTACTTTAGCTGCTATATTCGGTGAACTACCTGTGAAATAATCAGATACCGTTCCTGATACATGAATAGTAGCCAATCTATCTTCATCTGAACTCGGAAAATCCTTATCAGTTGCAAGCATATCATCCCATTGAGATGTTGTATAATTCCACATTAAACATTCAACTTTATGATTTGTAGAGCCAGGCCCGAAATATCTATATACTACATTGATTTCAGTTTCATTGGACGAAAGGCTTGTAAAATCAAAATCAATTTTAAATTTACCCGTTTCTTGCACTTTTAAATATTGTTGATTAATAGTGCAACAATCATTAACATCCCCTGATGTAATAGTCCCATCTGTTACTGTTACAGATGAAGAACATATAGTTGAACCATAGACAGAAGATGCAAGCCTTGTCAGAGTAGCCTCTTGCATATCACTAAGAGTCTCTTGAATATTAGTAGAAAGAGTCCCTCCGGTATCTTCAAATACCTTGGTTGCAGTTTGGTCAATTATTTGCACTTTAATTCTGGATGCTTGCATTTCTGTAGCTGATAGAGTGATTTCCATCCAAGCCCCATTGATGGTAGGTAAAGTTGTTATATTTGTAAATGTGCCATTATCTTTGGAAATTTTTACATCTCCAACAGCTAGAGTCACCTCTATTTTATAGTCTGTTGCCCCATATTCTATGAGAGGCAAATCAAAAGTCTTACTTACTCCATATTCACATGCTATTAATTCCATATTAAAATCCCCTCCCTATTCCTCTATTTAATCCCCGGCAAAGTCCTCTTCTTGAAAGAATAATCCCATCCTCTATTATTTCAATCCCTGTCCCGCCATTCGATACTTCGGCAACTTCTCCTGTTGCCTGATTTCCTACTGAAACGCCTCCAAAACTCAAAGCTCTTCCCCACATTAAAAAACTATCTAAATTCCCAGGGAAAGGAATAACCTTCCCTTTTCTTGCAAAGAGGGTTAAGGGATTGCTCGAAGCACCTATCGCGCCGTGTGCTGCCGCTAATTCAGCGACATATACATTATCTATGAACAATCTTAAAAACGCCCCATCATACATACATAAAGCCAAATGCCAATTTCCATCATTGTATGTCAAAGGGCTAGTCACAATTCGATTAGAGCCGCCGATATGCAGCTGAAATCTTAAAAATCCAGATGCCGTAAGCAAATCCCAATCATTCGGACCGAAAACACCCGAACTGCGCTCAAAAGAAATTGTTACCCCACTTGTAGTATATTTAATCCATGAAGCGACAGTTATATAATCAGCAACAAGAGTTCCACTGTCCGCTATCTCTCCGTCATCTGTAATCCCATCGCCAAAAGCAGATGCGCTGCCAAGCTTTTTATTTACTGTATCGAATGTAATGCCGGATGGAGTAACATTATTACCGTTACCGGATTTATCAAGCCAGTCGCCATTAAAAGGAAGGGAGATTCTTAAATCGTCAGTTAATGCCATCAGGTTTTCTCCAGAATTGTTTCTTGTTCACAAGGTAAATTTTCAACGTGTTTATGAATATAACTTATTACTTGTGACCCGGGAAGACAGGCGTGGATAATGCCATTCAAACCTTTTATACTGTCAAGAATTGTATCTCTGTCAATTTCTTCTTTAAACTGTATATGTGCAAGAAAAAAATTATAATCAAATGGCGATAATACACCTTCTTGTATATTGTATTCTTGAGGGTCTACTATCGGATCGTCTGCCGCTGGAATAACATGTTTAACAGCATTTATCAGCCCAGTATTATTGCTGTTGATATGCACTTTTATTGAATAGAAACTCATACTGCCACCTTTAACCCTTCAAAAACTATCTTATCCCCAAGAAAATCAAGATCCTTACTTACCAATAGATATTTTTCATCTGTAATTCCGGCTCCATTATTCCCAGGTGCTTCAAGAGTAGTCACGCCCACCATGTCCCCTGCCTCATATGCTATATCTTTGGCATCGCATGAGATCGTTACCCTTGCAGGCATGTCATCAAATTGATCTAATATTTTAGTTTCAAGCCCTGATATTTGCGTAGCCTCTGCAACATCTGTCCATTTATCTTTTAATGTATAAGGATGTATTTCTTTAAACTTTGTCCGACTTGTAGTATTATTACCTTCATCGTATTCAAGAAAATCAGCTTCGTCATCTCCATCTCCATTCCAATCAAAATATAGAGACGTCCTGTTTATTAGGTCTTTAGAATTAGCTCTCCATGTTATCCTCATTGTATTATCATCGGTAAAGGTAGTCACAATCGCCTCTGTGCTATCAAATTGTTTAATACCTATCTTACCGTCACCCCTAGGCAAAAAGAATGCCATAAGCAATACTCTAAGCTCTTCAACAAGCTTTTTAGCATCTTCTGTCTTACCTGTGATAGACCTAGTTACTTGATATCCAGATGTTGCAGCCTTGACCGTAGCGAAAGAATCAAGCAATAATCCCGAATCTCTTACATTGATATGAGTCTGAAATATATCAAGCATCACATCGGTATGATGCTCATTTGTCCATGTAACATCATCACCAATTTCCCATTTTGAGGGTACTGGCAATTTCCATTCCTTTGACATATCCTTCAATGTGAGATTCAAAATCCTATCATTTACAGACCAATCATCAATAGCCCCTGTAAAATAATGGATATAATCAGCTTCGCCAAAGCCATCATATTTAAAGCCCAGTTTTACCTGTACTATTTTATTATAAAGCGTATCATTATAAACCCAATCACTAATTGCATCCGTCATCTGTATTCCAACTGATATCTGGCCTATAGATGCAGGCTTAAAAAAATCAACTTTTGAAGTCAATGAAGATAGAGAAGTTACTAAAGGCTCATATCCAAGATCAGGGATTTTATTGAAGCGTCTATATGTTGTATAATCTGCTTTTATTGATTGAAGAGTAGGCGTTTCATCTCGTGCAGTATTTGCCGTAAAAGAAGCTTTCACTCTCCAATATCTTTTAAGATCTGTAATTGCTTGACCGTCAATTATTGAACCAATATAATTCCCCCAAGCATTAATAGTTACTTCAAATTTTGCATCCCCTATGTTGTTATACCATATACTTGTTTTTCTATCTAATTGACCATCTGGATAGGATGAAGTATTTGAGTTGTAAATTTGATGAACAAGATTGCCAGCAAGCGGAACTGCTACAGTAGTGAAAAATTTAATCCAATAAGTTGTATCTCCTAATATATCAAGAGATTGACCTGAAAAATCAAAAGTTAATTCTGTTGGGGTACTACCACTTGTAGTCAAAGCTACTACAACATCAACTCCAATTTGAGTACCTTCCCTTGCATCATATAGTCCAGCTCTAATATCATGTGAACCTCCAAAAGTCTTGGAAAAAGTCCCTTTTATTTCCTGAAGTTCTCCAAAGTCTCCGACTGAATACTTAAAAGATTGCCAATCTTGAGCAAATTCCGGAAACGCTCCTCTTGATGCAATAATTGCGCTAGAATCACTTCCTGTTTGTGATTCTGTGATTGGCACATCAAATAAGCCAGTAGTTGAATACCATGCTTCATATGTTATATCTGAATCATCAGGGGTAATATCTTCAATCGCCCATTCCCCTGTTGCTGTTGGCACTTCTCCAATGTCAATATTGTCAGTAGTTATATTTCCATCATCCTGATAGCCCACGTGGTTTTCCCATATATCTGTCAAATAAGCGGCTCCACTATAACCGCCATAAATATACATTTTACCTTTATATGCTATAGCTGAGTGACTATTCCTCACACTAGCTCCAGAAGTTTTCTGCGCCCATGAATCAGATGCTATACCATATTCCCAAACATCGTTTAATTGAGTTGGTGCCCCCCCTCCATAGCCTGCAAATATATACATTTTATCATCATGCAAGATTGCAGTATGACTCGTTCTTACACTGGCTCCAGACGTTAACTGATTCCAGCTATCAGCATCAATATCGTATTCCCAAACATCATTTAAAAGCGAAGACCCATTATCGCCGCCAAATATATATATTTTGCCGTTGTATTCTATGGCTGTAAATGCAGCCCTTATGCTTGCCCCAGAAGTTAAAGAAGCCCATGAATCTCCTGTTATATCGTAGACCCATAAATCATTTAAAATACTAGAGCCATCGTACCCTGCAAAAATATACATTTTATCGCCATGCAATATTGCAGAATGTGTATATCTTATAGTTGCACCAGATGTAAGCTGTGTCCAGCTATCCCCTGCTATATCATATTCCCAAACATCTTTTAATGCTAGAGTGCCATTGAAGCCGCCAAATATATATATTTTGCCGTTATATTCAATAGCAGAATGTCCGTGCCTTACAGTTGCACCAGACGTTAGTTGTGTCCATGAATCGCCTGATATATCATACTCCCACATATCATTTAAAAGTGGCCCGCCATTAGTACCAGCAAAGATATATATTTTACCATTATATTCAATGGCTGAGTGCTGCGCTCTTATGCTTGCCCCAGATGTTAGGGCAGCCCATGAAAAAGGCTTTTCAATTATAACATTTCCAGCATCAGGAGGACTTGAAGTATAATCAACTTGACTTTCAGAGACATTATTCCCCCAATCTGTTTCTGTAGTTTTCTCGGCAAATAAAGTCTGATCTTCAACCATGACAAGCACATCTCTTTGCTTTTCTGATTGATTATTTGCCTTTTTAAATATGGAAGAAAGAGAAATCATTAAATAACCTTTGTTATCTCCTGCTTTTGTGCTTGTTTGATTTTTTTTTCTTGCTCTATATCTTTATATAACAATGAACCTACTGCTATGGCGAACAACATAAAAAAACTAACTAATTCTCTCAATTTCATCTCGAAACCCTCCCTTTAAAGGTTAAAGAAACTTCTCTCCTGTTTGCCGTCTTAAATGGCCCCCTAAAATCAGGATCAGGGTAAACAAAATAAATCTCATTAGGATGATTGTCTATATCCCATGCTATGAATAACAAATTAAGTCCATGATTTTCCCACCAATCGCGGAGCGCAAGCCAGAGCGCCCCCCCGTCTTCTGGGCGTTTAAACTTCAATCTTATGCTACGCTCTATAAACTTATTATTAATAGCTAATAGATACCCTGTAGGGCTTATATTTACCTTTGCTTTGTTACTTTCTGCGCTAGGGTCAAATAATGCTGGATAATCCCATTCCACCCTATCGCCCCAATATGCTATACCCATAAAAGGAACTGATGTAAGGCCAGTAAGTTCAATCCTCCAATACCTTTTATCCTGTGAAGTAAATTCTTTCAAGAAGGGGAAATTATTTGAAGGCGAAAAACTTACAGCATCATTAATATCAGCTGAGAAATTATCAGTAGAATATTGTAGCTTAAAAGTTGCACCTGATAAATTATGATTAGCCACTCCTACATAATCAGCGGTAATAGTATTACCCGCGCCAGCATCAAAAGTAATAGTATGTGTTCCCGTTCCTACACCCTTCCACAGGGAAGATTCAAGGAATATCAAAAGATTGTCAACATCATATCCCGATGCAGTAGACGAAGCCACGAGGCCAGATAATTCATGTTTATAATATGCTTTTACTTTAGCCATAGACTACACCCTCAAGTTGTATATCTCTACGGTATGCCCTATTTACGGCAGGAATAAACCCTTCTTCAACTTCCTTATCCCAGTCAATATCACCTCGGCCCCCTTGAATATGCATTGTAACATTGAAATTTTCTATATTCATTCCTCCCCCACCGCCTGCTAATGCTGGTGCTGCGTCTCTTACTGCTTGAGATGTTCCAGAATCCAAGACCATTTCATCACGCTTGAGCAAGAAAGTTCCCTCTGAAGGATTACGATCAAGTCCAGCATGTGCTTGTGAGTATTGCTGTGATTTAATTGTATTTACTCTAGCTATACCACCTATAACCGCTGCTGCTGCTGCTGCCGCTCCTAACCCTGGCCCAACTATAGGGATGCCTGCCAAAGAGTCAAAAGCTTTCTGAGCTGATGAATAGGTATTAATTAATGCTTGCGATATAGCCAATTTTTTACCCATTTCAAATTGACTCTTATTTCCTTGCATCAATAATTGAGAAGTATTGCCAAGTAAATCAGAAGTTACACTCAATTGAGCTTGTGCAGCATGATCTTCTATATTTTTCAGATTTTCTTGATGAATTGATTCAGAATCTTCCCTTGCTTGACGTTGCATAGTCAAAACTTCATCAACTGTAGCCCCATTTTCTACTAGCTTTTCAAGATCAAGATTAAACTGTTCATTCTCACGCTCGAAACGGGCTACTTCTCTTTCCTGCTCATTTAATTGGAATGCCTCTGCCATCTCCCTAAGCTTGATATACTTTGCGGCCTGTGCGTCAATCTCGGCTTGAATAGTTGGATCTTTAGTTACTGCCGCCGCCTCTTTAGGGGCCGCAACTTCTGATAATGCCTTTTTAGTTTCTTCAGCATCTTTTTTTATTTTAGTTAATACATTTTCACCACTTGGCTCCTCTGTCCAATTGCTTATGAGATTATCAAATTCTTCATTTGCGTCTATTAATGCAATCCTTGATTTAGTAGCCCATGTTGATAAAGCTTCAGATGGTTCTATATCAAACCCTAACCATTCTGCCACCCCTGCGGCTGCTTGTTGTAACTCATCAAATCCAGTAAGCAAAGCTGATACAAAACCAAGCCCTGCCACTTCCGCAGCCTGAAAAGCCATAGCAAACGATTTACCCAAAAATGATACAACTGGCAATAATTCCTTTATTGCGCTTGTAGCTGTTTGCATAGTAAATCTAATCACAGGAGCTAACTCTTCCCCAAATTCTATAGCTGCCGCCTCAACTGCTGATTGAAGCGAAGCCATATCACCAGCCATATTATCAGTTTTAATTGCTGCCTGATCGTATGCGGTGGAAGTCCCTGTTAATTTCTTTGTTAAATTATCTAAGTTATCCGCATTTTTCATTAGCGTTTCGGCTGCTGTTATATTCATAACGCCAAAAAGCTTGGTAGATTCTGTAGTGTTTAAATTTTCATCTCTTAGATTTTTAAACGCTTGCGACATGCCGACTATTGCAGGATTAAATTTCTCATTAGTTTGAGTCTGCAATCTTAAAAATATATTTCTTAGATTAGTTCCGGCCTGTCCACCTTTTAGGGCAACGGTGGAAAGTGTCTGGATAGCTGCGTTTGTTTCCTCAAAAGATATCCCTGCGCCTGCTGCAACCGTTCCGGCTTCTTTTAATGCTGCCGCAGTTTCATTTATTTCAGACGCACCCTCTTTAGCACCCGCTGCCAGAACATTAATAAAACGCCCTGCTTGGTCTGCTTCTGCTCCAAATTGATTAAGGGATGCTCCAAGAGTATTAGCAGCTTCGGGCAATGTAGCTCCTGCCGCTTCTGCAAGAGTTAGGGCTTCTCTCGTAACAGATGCTAGAGCCTCGGCATTAGCTAGCAGATCCGGCTTTGCGCTTGCCATAAGCTTGAGGGCTTCTGCTGCTTCGGATGCTGATTTGGTAGTAGTAGCCCCCATTTCCTTTGCAGCATCAGATAGGAACTCTAAGTCTTTACCGGATGCGCCCGTAATAGCTGAAAGGTCTGAAATAGCACTTTCAAACTTAGCAGTTATGGCAATCGAGCCTTTAAGAGCTAAACCAACTGCCCCGGCTGCTGCGGTTACGGATTCGAATTTAAGGAAGGATGCTGTAGTGGATTTGGCTTTGTTGTCAACTTTATCAAGACCACCAAACGTAGACTGTAAAGCGGCCTTTAAGCTTTTTGCATCACCCTCAAGAACTAATTTAAGCTTTTCTGCCACTAACTATACTCCTGATAAGGGTGAGGTATTCCATTATTAAATATGGCTGTTCTAATCGCCCCCCGCCATATGGAAGGATTCT